TCCCTATCTTGCCAGCGTGCCTGGAATACTACTACATCGCAGGTCTCTAGTTCGTCTAAATCATTACTTACAATTGCATCCTCTATATGCTTTACAATATTAAGCACCCTTATACGGGTTCCTGCTGCTACATTTTTACTCTCAGATGTATGGGGTATAAATCCTATTTTCACCCGTAAATCCTCCTGTCTGAGGCTACAATAATCCCTCCGGGTTTACGCTTTGGCCCTTTTAGCATTATTGCTTTCCTCAAGATATCTGTATAGTTATGGATATGACCGGATATCTTCCTGTTTTTCTCTACGTACTCATAGGCAGCCTGCCCGATTTGCTCCCTCTTTTTTGGCCTGTCAATCAAGTATTTTATGCCCCTGTACCAGCTATCAGTATTATTTGCCGCAAGTACCCCGGTTACCTTATCTGTTACCGTCCTGTAAGTTGAGACCTTAGAAACTACAGCCGGGATTTTAAGGCGTGAATACTCAAGGAACTTTATATCAGACTTTGCCCTGTTAAATTCATTATCAAGCAGTGGTATTATCCCTATATCCCATTTGGCCATAAAGCGAGGGTATTCATCTAAGGCAAAATATTCCTGCTGGCCTGCTATCCTGTTTATGCCGTACTTATGGGAGGTAAAACATTTTATCCGATCATGGGTAAATTCAGTCTGGTATCCTACAAAATGAAACTGGACGTCACGGTATTCGGAAAGTATTTTAAATATTGCTTCTTTTGCTATCGCTATATCGGGCCTGTGTGATTCAGATCCCATGAACCCTATGACAATCCCGTCATGCGCCTCTTTTTCTACATTCCACCTGCCATCGTCAAAGTCAAGCTGGTTCATAAAAGTATAAGCAGGCTTAGAAAACTTATCCCCATAATGTTTTGCAAGGTATTCTGTTGAGCAGATAAACCCATCAGCTTTATTCCAGAGGTATGAGCGTTGCAGCCACGCATCTTTTGCCCTGCCCCCTGATGCCCTATCTATCCATTCGGTTGTCTTATCTGCCATATCATCAGCTTCAATAAGTACCGGGATATTGGCAAAATTAGCCCACTTGATTATAGGTTCAAGCGTCAACTTTGCTGGCATTTCCATAACTATGATGTCAGCCGATTTCATAAAATATTCGCACATATCATGGAATTTCTGTTGGCTATATCCATAAGTTTTCTTTATTGCTGCAAGCGTAACCGACATCACACCGGACTTTATAAGCTCATTGTTTTCAAGGAGCACCCTGTAATATCCTGAAGCTGAATCGACCAGCTCGAAAAACATTACTTTCATTTGCGCCTCACATAAAAATGGAAATGGTCTTTTAATTTTGGTATATCATAACTATACTGGCAGTCTTCCCCGAATATCTCCCTGCATTTTAGCTGTATCCACATAAGGCATGTATCACAGTCAACAATGCCTGCATGCTTTTTCCATACCACAAGGCCGGACTTAAACACAGCCCATTTATCGGTATCAAGAAGCCTTTTACTTTCGTCTTTTAAGATATCGCAGATTTCACACATAATAATAAGCAAGGGGCAGGGAGGCGTTACTGCCCCTCACACTTGCTAAATATTTTTACGCCTCCACTAAAACGGTATTTATACAGTTACGTCATATCCAACTGCTGTATGGGTCTGGCTTGCCATAGTACCCCAGCCGACAAATGCAAACCTCATGGAAGCCACAAGCTTCATTTCCTGAGTTTCTATATCTTTGTCGGTCTCTATAAGCAGCCTTCTCCTGTAGCCACCTCTCCAGCTCGGACGGTGTACCATTACGATAGTGCCCTTAGTGTTGCTGCCGGAAGTGTTATCCACATATCCGCTGGCATTTGTCTTGGCCAGTTCTTCACTCGGTATGCACGGTATATTAAATATCGAGCCTACCTCACCTGTGAATATGGTTGCCCTGTTTGCATACTTATCAACTGTCAAGAGTTCGGTTATACCTCCACCGATTATCTTGGCATTTACATACGGGTCCCATATCAGCGCAAGCCTGTTGGCCCTGGTGTTGTACTTACCAAGCAATCCCAGAAGTGTACCGAAGTCCCCTATTGCCAATGACCCTAAATCAGAAGCCATAGAGGTATTATCAACAAGCCCTGCATGCCTCAACCCGTTAAAGCATATAACTACATCGGCAGTTGATATCGTACCGCCGGACAGGTTAATATTTGATGTTCCGGTAGTAGTATCACCATTAAGGATTGAATCATCAATGGCTGCTGCTGCTGCCTCTGCAATGTCAGCTCTTATCTCAGAAGCCATAGCAAGGATTGAATCCTCGTCCAGTTCATAAGTCCAGACAACCTTACCTGCCATTTTGCAGGCATCCAGCCTTCCGTACCCTGTACCTACTGCGCTTCCGGTTATTGTTGCATCCTCAGATGTCTTGTAGAACGTCATGGAGCTTGATTTAATCGGTATGTCATAAGGCTGTGTAGGCATCTCCATAATATTAAATAGCTGTGCAACCCTTGAGGACTTTATCCATTCTTCCCACAGCATGCTGTCAAGGTCTGAAGGCACCCACTCATCACCGGTTGACGCACCCGTAGAAGTCATGTTCGCAGCCTTCTCCAGCTCATTTGATACGATTATCTGCTCACCCTTGGATGACATATTCCATGCGTCTATTACCCTTTTGGCAAATACGACCTCGGACTGCTTGAGCCCTGAAAACTTACCGCTCTTATGCTCAAAGTCATGCACTACCCTTTTACCGTCAGCGGGTTTTATCATCTTGAGTTCATAGGGTGAGCTTTCAGTCTTGATTTCCCCAACGTCTGCCCCCTTGTTGATATTTACTGTCTTATTCTTTACCGGCTCGGATAGTTTCTTAACAGCTTCATTGACAGTCTTGGTAATCTGGTCAATGAGTTTCTGGTCATCATTACCAATTTTAGACTCCTGCTCAGTCTCCTTTACTTCCAGCTTCCCTATAAGCTCGTCAAACTCTTTCTGCTCCTCCTCGGTTAGACCTTCCTCGGTCTTCATTTTTTCAAGCAACTCTTTTAACCTCTCCATTAAAACCTCTTTCCCGTTGCCTTAAACAACGCTTCCTTTATGATTGTGTCAACCTGATTTAGCATTTTTTCTTTTCTCTGCGCTTCAGCCTTTTTCTGGCTGGCAACATTCTCAATCAGGCTGTTTACCTTTACCGATAGTCTTTCTATTGATTGAACTTTCTTAAGCTGGGCCGCTTCAAGTTCCTTGCCTATGGAGTTGAACCTCCCGGCAAGTGTTTTATAAAGTTCCGGCAAATCCCCTTCAGGTAGCTCCCTTCCGGCTTTTTGCCAGTGCTTTACTATATCGGTAATGCTTATAATATTTGATTTAAACCTTGATACTTCATACTGGTACTGTTCGTCTTCTGCAAACTCTGTTTTGCCATCCTCTGTTTTGGGTAGCTTCTTGTTTAGTTTCTCATACCATTTGGATATATATTCAAGTTCCCTTTCAGCCTGCTGTCCGTCAATATCCTTATACTGGAATTTACCAGTCTTTAACAGGTACATTGCCACCGCCACATCCTGCCATCCGGCTTTGCTGTCAAACTTTGTTATAAGCCCCCCATTGCCGTCAAACATCTTGGCCCCTGCAATCCATGCCTGCTGGTTCATGGGTATGGCCACTATTGATATTTCCCACAGGCTTAATTTCTTTAAGACATTGGTTTCCCCTATTGCCTCGCTATCATCTACTGAATATCCTATTGAAAGCCCCTTTACGTCATTGTCTTTTATAAGCTGGTGGACTTCCTTGCCCATAGCGGTATTGGTATTTATCTGGCCTGTCACCTCAAGCCCATTTCCGGTTTCAACGAGGTTTGTCCATTTCCCTATAGGCTTGTCAAGCTGGTGTGAGAACAGCATTACAGGATTTTTCATAAAATTTGGTATGGTCTCAGAAAAGGCCCCCTGTTCTATCTTGTCCCCTCCTAAGTCCTTATTCCACGTGGAGGCAATCCCCTCAATATACCCCTCCTGCTTGCCTTTGGTATGGAGGTCTGCAAGAAAGAATTTATTTAATTTCTTCATAAAAAAACTCCTTATCTATAAATTACGCTGCACCTGCAATTAACATGGTTTGGTTCATGCGGCATGCCGGAAGCAAATTCATCATCTATCGGTATCCATCCATCGGATTCATTGCCGAGGCACATATCGGCAACCCTGTCATCCCCCATAGTGAGCCATCTCTTTTCCTTTACCCCGGTCTCCTTATAATATCTGTAACTACCCTCACCGTACGCATTGGCTGTTTCAGTCCTTGATATGCGCTCGGCCCTGTAGGTAGAGTATTTTCCCCACTCTCTTTTAATTTCCCTTGTTACCTCGTCAACAGTCTTATGCTCATTAAACCCCGACATCAGGATATCCCGGAGCTTGTCCTTTGATGTCTTGTCGGTAAGGCTCCTGAGTTTTTTAAGCATAGCCTCTTTTACTGGGGCAATCTTTGGGCTGTCAAGGTCAAGAATAATATCAATGCCGGATAAGTCCCTTGCCGTAGCTATCCCCTGAAGCATGCACAACCCGATAAAGTAATCCGATGTGTCCTCTGTCATCTGCCCGAAATTACCCTTTTCCCATATCCTCTCCGGGTCAAGGTTTCCGATTAAGTCATCCTGCCCTATCGTCTTTATACTGTTCTCACCTTTTACAAAGTCTGCAAGCTTGTCCCCCTGCTCTATAAACATCTCCGATAGCGCACTGTAAAAATCAGCCCTTACCTTGTTTATGCCCTGCTCCCTTGTCTGAGCCAGTTTTGTTGCAGCTTCAATTTCTAATGATTTT